CGCTACAAAATCTTATCTTGATAAATTGAACTTAATTCAAACGATCCGTCAATCTGATGCAGTATCTTTTGATTCTTACATGGGCCGTCGTGTTATCGTTGATGATGGTTGCCCTGTTGATACAGATAAGTACACTACTTACTTATTTGGTGAAGGTGCTATCGCATTTGGTGTTGGCAATCCAGTAGGTTTGAAACAAGCAGCCGTAGACCGCGACGAAAAGAAAGGCTCCGGTGTTGACTACTTGATTATGCGTAAAGCATTTATCATGCATCCACGTGGGGTAGCATGGCAAAATACAACTCGTGCACATGCTGAGTCTGTTTCTCGTGCAGAATTAAAAGATGCAGGTAACTGGAAACGTGTTTACGAACCTAAACAAATTCGCATTGTTAAATTTACTCATAAATTAGGTTAAGGGGTGTAATTATGGGCGCTGATTCATATTGGGCTAGGAGAAGCACTGAACGCGAGGAAGAATGGAATAAGAAGAGCCAGGAAACCGTTGAAAAAGAGCTTGCTGCTCAATATGAACGGTCAGCTCAACGCATTCAAGCTAACATTGAACAGCTTTATGGGAAGTTCGCTAACGATAATGGCATATCTATTGCCGAAGCTAAAAAGTTAATCAATGGCCCTGAGTTTAGGACGTGGAAAAAAGACGTTGAAGAGTACATGAAAGAGTATAAAGAAACTGGTAACCCTAAAACGTTACTGGAATTAAATACTCTTTCCATGCGTTCTCGTATATCTAGACTTGATAAGTTGTATGGCGATACACTTATCGAGATAGATAAGTTAGGGCAAAAGACAAATGCATCGATTACAGGCTTTCTGAAGTCTGCATACAAAGATAATCGGTTACATTCTGCATATGAACTAGCTAAACGAGGGCAAGGCCCTTTAGGCGTTGCTGTTGATAACAAACATGTTGAAAGCGTGTTACGCACTCCGTGGAGTGGCAAGAATTATAGTACTCGCATTTGGGATAACTCCGATAAGTTATCAAAGACTATTCAAGATATTGTGGTTAGTAATGTACATCGAGGAACATCAGTTGAAAAGCTAGCTAAAGAAGTTCAAGAGCGTATGAACGTATCGAAGAATAACGCTGTTAGACTGGTTAGGACTGAACTCAATTATGTTCATAATCAAGCTACATTAGACTCTTTGAAATCTGCTAATATGGAGTATTTTCAATTCATAGCGACCATAGATAAGCGAACATCTTCAACTTGCCGTGAACACGATAACAATATATATCCTGTTGCCGATGCTGAAGTTGGAACAAATGTTCCACCACTACATCCACGATGTAGATCCACAATAGCAGGTACGCTAGATAAGAAAGCGACTAGCGGTTCTCGTACTGTTAAAATGGCAAAAGCTAATAAGAACGAGCCTACACGATACGAGAAAGTACCTCGTAATATGGACTATGACAACTGGAAAGCGATATATGTTGATAAGTCTAAAACGTTCTCTGAGTGGCGTAGCGAACAAAAAAGCATAAAACAGATTGCTTCTAAAGTTGTTAAACCTAAAACCGAAACTCTTACCGATATGATTACTAAACTTGATTTATCAAAAGCTACTCCGCAAGATATAATAAATGTAGGAAAAGCCGCTGTTGAAAAGCACGATATTATTAATTTGATAGGTAATAAAGACGAATTAGCAAAAGTTATCTCTCAATATCGTGATGTTGGTTATAAAATTTCTGACGGCTCATGGGCTCCTGGTAGCGTTAAGAAAAACAAAGAAATGTTACAAGGTGCATTTAATGTATATCCGCGTGATTGGGGACATATGCTAGAAGAAAACGGTAAAGGAATTAGTACAAGAAAGGTTAAGCGTGGCTATTTCGTAGGTGAAGCAGCTATGACTGGCCGTCCTTCTCGATATGCTAACATTCCTAATCCTGAAAATTTTATTACAATTAACATGAATGGTGTTAGAAAGACTACTCCTTTTCACGAAATAGGACACATGGTAGAGTATTTTAGTAAATATGCAAGTCGTTTATCTAATGAATTTATAGATATGAGGACTAAAGGTGAGGTTGAAGAGAAGTTAAATAACATTCTAAATATGCGGTGCTACGGTCGCGAAGTAGCTAAGAAAGATAATTTTATAACTCCCTATATTGGAAAAACCTATAAGGGCGGTTCAACTGAAGTTTTAAGCGTGGGTTTAGAAAGTGTATTTGAACCTACTGAAAATGGTCAATATAAGTATTGGGATTATAAAAATCATAAACCAGTATATGCTACTATCAAGGATGATGAAGAGTTTTTGCATTTTATTATTGGCATGATATTAACGGTATAGGGAGCGTGTTTGTTATGACAACAAAAGATAATAAAGCGTTTAACGATGCTTTGACTAGATTTAATGGTATGTGCGAAGCATATATATCTATGTTTGGTGAAAATTCTTTGGATCGTGTAATCGTTATCCATCCAAATGAAATTACAGTTGAAGAACTAGATGATAGTACGAAGATGCTCGCTGCTGCTATTGCAAACAATGAACCGCTCGAACAATTTGATGAAGAACTTTGGGAACATGTTAGATATTAAGAGGTGTAACTTTGGGAAATGTTAAATATCTAGATTTTGACGAGGCGAAGAAAGGCATTATTGACGCCACTCATCGCCTTGTATCAGTTGTTGATAGTTTAAATAATACAAATTATGATACATATTTAGATGTATTCGCAGAAAAGTTTATCCTTGATTGTATGGACTACTGCCATAGAACGGATTTTCCTAGGACGTTGATTTATACTGCTTCTGAATTAGCAGTTAAGTATATCAAGGATAAGTTCAGTGATACGCATGGCCCTCTTAAATCGTTAAAAGAAAACGATGTTGAGTTCACATGGGCTGTTGAGGACGTGTCTCCTATTGGCTGTATTAGTGAAAAAGACTTTGAAAGCATTCGTACTAAACTAAACCTATATAGAAAAGTGGTGTGGTCGAATGGCTAATGCATACGGCAAATTGCTTGCGGATATTATGTACAAAGATACTTGTACAATCTCACGGCAAATGGCAACTACTGACGATATAGGTGCTGATGTGTACGAATTAACAGCGGTATATAGCGATGTTCCATGTAGATTAGGTCAAATAGGTCAATCTGCTAGTACTAATGGAACCGAAACAGACAGCACATTTACATTAAGTGATAGATTGCGTTTGTGCTTATCGCCTGAATACGATGTTAAACCTAATGACATAATCTCTATTTCGCACGAGGGGCAAACGTTTGTCATGCGTGCTGATACGCCGTTCAAATATATGACACATCAAGAAATCAAGTTATTGAAAGACGGTGAAGCATAATGGGGGTTAAGTTAACAGGGTTTGATGAACTCATTCAAAAGTTCTCAGATTCGCTAGGTGAGTATCCTGAACACGTTGACACAGTACTCGCTCAAAGTGCTGAACTCATGATTAACGATGTTAAGATGAAAACTCCTGTTGATACTGGCCTACTACGAAATTCATGGAAACGTACAGGGGTTATGAATGGTAAAGTTGAGATCTATAATAATACCGAGTACGCAAACCATGTAGAATACGGACATCGTACACGCAATGGCGGGTATGTTAAAGGCCGTAAAATGTTACATCGCTCAATAGTTGGCATGCGTAGTCAATTCGCTAGGAATGCGAGAATTATATTGAGGAACTTAACCAATGATTAAATTAAGGGCGATACAGAAAGCTCTAGTCGAGCTGTTAAAAAGTAAATATCCTAATTATAAGGTGTATTTCGACAACATAGAAAAGTCGAATGCACCTTATTTTTATATCGAAATGTTCGTCCGGTCCGGTGTTGGTGATTATACATACTTTGATAGGACTGTACAGGTTGATATAACCTTTAGACCTATTGAGGATAAATACGGACGAATTAAACGCTCTGAACTATACGAAATGTCTGATAGTTTAGAGTGCTTATTTAGACCAGTGCTTAAAGTCGATGATAGATACATTACTATTAACGACTTTGAACATACATTCATAGATGAAGTATTGCACTTTATCTTTAATCTAGAATTTGAGGACGCATTCACAGATGAAGAAGTAGGCTTTATTCGAACTGAAGTCGCTCAAACTCTTACTTTTAGCCTTAATGGTATTAATTTAACCGAGGAGGTAACTAATGGCTAACGAAACCGAAAAATTTGGCTTACCACAGGTCTTAATTGACTTTAAAACCAAAGGCATTACAGCGATTAAACGTTCTGCACGTGGCGTGGTTGTATTGATTTTGAAATGCGAAAGCACGGATACATCTAACAAATATAAAATTTCTGATGTATCTGAAATTCCGGAAGGTGTATTTGATGAAGCAAGTACGGATCTTATTAAGAAATGTCTTGACGGTACTCCTTTACGTATTTTGGTATATACGTTACCTAAAGCAAGCGTTCAGGCTGCTAAAAATACACAAGCTACATTGTTAAAACAGTTGAAGCACATTCGCTATAACTACATCGCAGCTCCTACTGGTACATTGCAAGACCAACAAGACTTGGCGTCCTACATTAAAGCAGAACGCAATAACAGCCGTAAAACTGTTAAAGCGGTTGTTGGTGGTGTAGCGGCAGACCATGAAGGCGTTGTTAATTTCTGCACAGAAGAAATTAAAGTTGCTACAGGTCAAAATACAGCTGGTAAAACTACATACAAAACATATACTCCAATCGAATATACAGCTCGTATCGCTGGTATTTTAGCAGGCTTGGCATTGGACCGCTCTGCTACATATTTTAAATTGACTGAAGTTGAGTCTGTTAAAGTGTACGAAGACTTGAATGACCGCATTGATAAAGGCGAATTGCACTTATTCGACGAAGAAGATGGCGAAGGTGTTAAAATCGCTCGTGCTTGCAACTCTTTGCAAACATTCACAACTGATAAGGGCGAAGAATTCCGTAAAATTAAAATTATGGAAGGCGTGGATATGGTTACGGATGATATTCGCGATACATTTAAAAAATACTATATTGGCAAATACATCAATGACTATGACCACAAAATGCTATTCATTGGTGCTATCTTAGTATACTTTGGTCAATTGGCTGGTAACGTGCTTGATAGCCGAGCAGGTAACACAGTAGATATCGATTTCCAATTCCAAAAAGACTACGCAATTATTAAAGGCGAGGATGTATCTCAAATGACTAACATGCAAATTCGCGAATACAACACTGGTTCTCAAATCGGTTTATCCGGCAAAGTTAAATTCGTGGATGCTATGGAAGATTTGAAGATTACATTCACAATGTAATAGAAAGGAATACAAGCATGAATAAAGACAAATTTACATTTGATTTACAAACATTCGCTCGTGC